AAGCTTGATCCTGTAGAAGTAGCTCCTGTTGGACCATTGCCGACTTCAGGTAAGTTGTTTGACATAAACACTTTGAAGCCATGCAAGTTGCTAAAGATCATTCCATTTTTGAGTTCGTCCTTTGAAGATACAAAGTCACCATTCATAATTCTGGAGTCTTCATCCTTTAGCAATTCAGCAAAGACTGGGTCGATTACAAGCCATCTTCCCTCTTTATCAACGTGCTGTTGGTCAAGCTTTCGCCCCATTCTGTTGATAACAGCTAGAGGTGTAGCATGTGCAGCAGTGGTATTAACACCATCGCCCATTCCTCTTGGCTGAATAACAATAGAGTTGCCTGAAGAACCACCGTTGAAGTCTTCAGCGTCTACCTGCATAGATGCAAGCAGTTCGTTTGAAGCAGCAGTTGATACAGCTTTAGAACCTGATACAGATGTATTCACTGTGTCAGGTCTAGCATGTAATGCAGACTGCTTGTAACCTGATAGGTAGCCTAGTACTTCCTGATCGTATTGATCTGAAAGTCTGTAAGCAGCCCTGTCAGTTGCTAAAGATTGGAAGTTGACATGTGAATGAGCTTCCTCAATGTCATCAACTTTAAATGCAAAGTAGTTTGCTTTGTCAACAACTAGAGAAAAATCCTCATCGTCCAAGTCCTGAGGTGTGATTGTAGTTCCACGAGCATAAGATTTTACAGTAATCTCAGGCTCTTTGATAATTTTAACAGTATCACCCATCTGAGCAATCTCACCAAAATAGTCAGAATTTGTGATACCCTCCACAACAGATGACTTACGGAAAGCAAGCTGTACCTGTTTGGAATATATGACAGGACTAAAATTACCGTTAGGTAAATTTCCATGTCCTGCAGCGGATGAAAAAGCCATAGTTAATCCTCCTCACTTTTTCAGGGTTACAGATACAAATTACAATTACTGATTAGGGGCTAACTTAGATCAAGGTGCAGTTGTACATACTGGGCTTGTTAAATTAGGTAAGTCTCACCATATTGTCGTTTGTGATGTTGTATATACAAAGGTAATCCATAAAGGGGCTATATATATACACTTTAAGTATTATACATAGTTATATGTATAAATATTTGAATGTCAACTTATTTTCTTTGCTACTTCAATAAAGTTCATATTCATACTAAAAGACCTACGTTCACCTTTTGTGTAAAAAGGATATACGCAATGAAAAAGATGTGATGGAAATACATAAAAATCACCCACTCTTGGCTTTACAACAAAGTTAGTGGCTGTATATCCTGCTGATGTTCCATGTGCAAACTGTATATGCCCATTTGCAGGATGATGATCTTTATAGTCTTCTTCCCACTCCTCTTCTATTCCCTCTGGTAGTTTTAAATATCCTACACAAGATAGTCGAGAACCTGTGTGAATATGTAATGGGTTGTACTCATTTTCAAATTGACGTACAAACCAACCAGATACTATTTGTAGTCCATAGTCAAATTTATCTGTATCAAGTTTTTTGACACCCATAGAATTACGAAAATCTGTATAAGCTTGATATTGCCCTACAAATTGTCCCAATCCCTTTTGTGCTATTGCAAGTATCTCTTCATCAAAAGCCAACTCTTCAGATACTTTACCCACCAGATTATCTGCATAAGATTTTAACTTATCAGACATTTTACTATTTAACTTTTCAACCAACTCATATGGCATACGAAAATATCCCATAGTAGGTCCAAACGGAGCAAATAACTCCATCTCTTTTTGTGGTTTATATATTATACTCATCTTGCTGATCCTGACACATCATAGACAAACTTACCACTTCGTATAGCTTCCATGACTTCATCGGCTCTTCTCTCATACTCTTGTGATGACATTTTTTGTACTTGAGATTCCTTTAGATATGTAGACTCCTCATTAGTTTGAGGTTTAGTGCGTGTTGACTTTGTATTTGTAGCTAATGCTGCATCCTTTGAGCTTGTCTTTTTCTTGCCAATGTTTTTATCAGCTTTGTAAAGATCAATAGCTCTGGCTGCAGACAGTGCATCATTGTCATTTTCATATAATGCTTTCTGCACCCATTGTGGTTGCTCTTCAGCCCAGTTATGAAAGTCATCATCCTCACGAATGTCCACAAAATCAGGATGTAGTTTTAATAATTCTACTTCAGCTTTCTCCTTTGTAGCTGATTCCTGCATCTCATTTATTTTTTGAATCCTAGATTCAAGTTCTTGTGCTTGCTCTTTGGATTTTTTAATAGCTATAGTTTCTACTATACCTGCTACGTCAGGATACTTTTTTGTCCACGCTTCAATATCTTCATCCGACTTTGGTAGCTCTATTTGTTTTTTAGTAGCACTATCAAGTTGATCTCTTAATTGATTTATCTGCTCCTGCAGATCAGCTTCTTTTTGTTGTGCGTGTCTTCTAAGATCACCATAACGCTTCTTAAAAGTTTTCTCTTCTGCAGTAGTTGGCTCTGGCTCTTGCTCTTCAGCTTCTGCCTTTACCTCACCTTTATTTTCTGCAATGAGTTGTTCTAATTCTTCTTCGTCTTTTTTAATCTTCTCATCTCTTGAGTACTTACGAGATGCTAATGCCATTACCTTTTTAGGTGTTGCATCTTTTACCATTACATTTTCTTGTGCTTCTGCCATTTACTTTACCTTTCGTTAGGGCTAACTGTATGCCATGTTAGATGGGGAGTTAGGTAGCCAACATAGTGTGGATTTATTTTTTACGTGATGAAGCCAATCCACCCTTCTTCATTCGTTTTGGTTTAACTTTAGATTTAGCTAAACCACCCTTTTTTAATCTCTGTGGCTTCATAGGTTTAGTAGCCACACCACCTACGTAAAATGGTCCTGCTTGATCATAGTCATATGTAGGTGCTTGTACATTTTGTCTTGATACTCCAAATGTTTGTGGTCTACTAGCTGATGCACCTAAACCTGTTTTAGCAGATCCTGCAGCTTTTGCTGTTTGCGATACATATGTTGGCTGAGATGGTTGACCAAAGTCTCCACCAAAAAAATCATCTATAGCTGAAGATGCACCACCATCATCTCTATCATCATCCTGTTGTATATCTTGTTGCACTCTTTGTTTACCATAATCTGTACCCATACTAGCCAACTTCTTTTTCAGAGTATCAGCTTCTCTTTTATTTTTTGCTTCTAAGGCTTTTAAATCTTTTTGAATACTTAGAAGATCTTGTACACCTTCTGATGATTTGTCAAGTCTACGTATAGACTCCTCTGTATAATCTTCATCAACAGGTGGTATTATAGACTCAGGTGACTCTATTGCAGGTGCATACAAGTCAACTTCATCCTTTTTCTTTTCAGGCACTGGTGGCACTAAAGACATAGCTTTAAGCCTATTTTTTCGTATTACTTCAGCCCTTGGGTCTTCACCTATCTGTTCAGGCTCAAATCTTTTACCATAAAGAGATTTATCAGCAGTATCTATTCCCATATCTTTAGGCTCAAATCTTTTACCATAAAGTTCCTTTATAGGTGTAGTCACACCTAGCATATTTTCTAAATCTGCTTCTGAAGCATCAGGTATTGGTTGTGACCCAAATCCAAATTCTTGTTCTAATAATTCTCTAGGAAATGCTTGTTTAACAGCATCATCATACATCTTTTTATTTTTTGAATTAGCACCTATTACACTTGCACCTGCTCCTATAGCACCTTTAACATTACCAGTTCGTAAGAACTTTTCAAATGCAGTTTCTTTTTCACCCTTTTCTTTATCACTTGTTAGTCCTAGTGCATTAAAAATTGTTTTACCAAAACTAGATATACCTCCTGCTCCTCGTTTTTTAATATCATTATATACCTTGTTTACTTTAGCTCTTTGTTCTTTAGTAAGGTTCATGGTCATTAATCTTTGTTGCACAGCATTTAAACCATTTGGTGAGTTTTTATTACTATATGACTGTCCTAAACTTATTGCCAATCCAACTATGGGGCTAAAGAATAAAGCAGCACCTGTGGCTGCATATCTATATATAGGACTGTTAAACTGCTCATAGTATTTTACTAATGTTTCAGCATCCATTTTTTCAATGCTTTCATACTCCACACCATCTACCATTAGTTTAGGCTTTTCAAATGTCATTCCATCACCAATAGTAGGTACAAGTGAAGCAGGTCCACCACTGTCTCCACCACTATCTGTATATCCACCACCTACACTGCTTTGTTGTTTTGGTGCAGACTCGTCTAAAACATAGCCCTCTGGTATAGCCATCTGAGGTTCACCATCAACAAATGGTATATACAATACATCACCATCAGCATTTACATATCTTTTCATAACAACATTACCATAACCAGTTCTTAGTAATGCATCTTCCATTTCTTTTTTATCTTCATCTGTTATGGTAGGTGTGTCACCACCTGTAGGTCTTTTAAAACGTGGGTCATCTAACAATCCACCACTTTGCATCTTCTTTGGTGAATCACCAGATACTACAATAAGGTCTGCCATTTCAAATGGTACGTCATCAGGTATGGTAGCTTCTTCTGAGTTACCCATTTGTCCCATCTCCTCCATCGTCTTTAGACCTTGCTTTGCATCCTGTCGCATCTTCATTAAGGTATTAAGACCAATAAATCGTACCACATCAGCAGGAAAGACAAACTCACCCTCACTCATCATTACAGGTATATCGTCAGCTACTTCTTCTTTTAGTGAACCTGATGGCACTTTGTTACCTGATTCAGGTTCTACTTGTCCACCCTCATCACGTAATCCCCCTTCATTAAAAAGTTCCATTTGATCGTCCATCAGTGTTCCTCCCTTACTAAATCTGAATGCTTGTTTATCTGGATCAAACTCAAAGTTTGATATGTCTATCTCATATGCAAAGTCTTCATAAAAATCTGCCCCACCGTAATGTGGCATATCATTAACATATGAGCTAGGCTCATAATCATCTTTTGCAATTTTTATTTTTTTACTGCCTAATTTTAAAGTTCCTTTAGAATCTGTTTTTAAAATGTTAAAAGCTTTTTTAAAGGCTTGATCATACATATCTTTAAATACAGATTCATCGGCAGAAGGCTCACCATACCCTCTTGTCTTATCAAATTGCCTATAACTAGGAATAATTATTTTATTTAACCCTTGCTTTTTAGCTAGTACTATACTAGCTTGTAAGCCTTTCAACATAGTTTCTGTTTTTGTTGTAATGGGTACTTGTTCTTTTGCAAATATTTCACTTTTGCCCAGTCGATCTTCTGGCAGTATTTTAGTATCCAAAGAATCTTCTACATTTTTTATTATTTTTTCAATAGATTCAGATTTTAAAAATGGGTCAGGACTATCTTCTAAAAGATACTTTTGAACAGTTCCGTCTTTTAGTAATTCTGTAAGGTCATCACCATCTAAATCCAGATTACCTGAAAGATCTTCATCTAACATTTCTCCTGCTCGTTTTGATAATCTGTTATTTATAAAATCTTGTCCATCTTTTTTTATAGCATATGCATGAATTTTTCTAATACCATCTGGAATTAATTTTACATTATCAGGGTCACTCCTATCTTGAAAATTATAAATGTTAAACTTAGGATCATTTTTTAATGAAGGGAAGTTTATTTTATAACTAGAAATAAGACCCTCTCCCAGTTCTCTATAAGGCTGATTATAAGCTGCAGGAATGTCTTCACCTTGTATGTCTAAACGTAATGCTTCATCTTGTGCCTTTAAGTATGCTACATCTTCTGGTTTTTCCATCTCAACATCATACAAATTAGGATCGTTTAATCTTTGGTGTATCTGTCTATAAAAACCTCTTACACCTGCAAAAGATCCTCCTGTGAAAAGAAAAGGATTTCCAAGCCCAAAATCAGTGTTATAATCATCTATCGTTTCACTAATAGCTTTTTCGTAATCATCATTCATCCACTCTATTTTAGCTTGTTTTCCTATATCCTCCACTTCATCTAAGTCAAAGATGAAGTCTGTAGATATACTTGGACCAAAAGCTTCCTCAAATTCAGCAGATTCTGGTGGGCTTGCGTAATCAGTGTCCTCATATTTTTGTCCTGCCGCTCTGGCAGCATCACTTTGTACTTCTTCTATTAAAATATAATCTTCACCATCTTCACCTTTTCTACGAGAAGCTCTAATATGAGCTACAGTTCCAGTGGGAAAATGCCCTGAAGTTACCTGCTCGACATCTGGGTCTATTTTTGGTGTATGTATTGTTACTTCAAAGTAATCGTCTGGTCTATCTAATACTGGTTGTCTCTGATCCCTATCAAAAAGAACATTGCCATCCTTCATACTCCTAACTCTTATATCATAAGCATCAGGTATATTTTCAAGTGCTAATATTTCTTCTCTAAGATACTTTTTATTTGGGTCTAATTTTATTCTAGCATTTTCTAATTCAGATTTAGTTACACTAGGTGATCGTTTATTTAAAAATGCTTCAATAGTTTGTCCTGTAGATCCTTCTTTAGCTATAGGCATTTGTTCTATCGTATCTTTTACAGGACTATAAAACTCTCCTATTTTTTTAGGAACAACATAATCTTTGCCTTTAGTATCTTTATAACCACCTGCATCTCCATACACTTTGTCAATAGATGAACGTTCTTCTATATCAAAATCAATATCCCTAGTTATAGTTTTAGTTGTATCAACTCTAGGTTTTACAATAGGGTTTGTAACTTTTTTAGAAGGACCACCTAAAGGACCAACGTCTTTTCTTCTAGAAAAAGGAAGTTTTTCCTCTTCTCTTTTTCTAATAAAGTCGTCTGGATCAGGCTTTAAAAGTTTAGTTAAACCTTTACTTAATATTCCCATTGTTTACGTCATCCCTTAATTTACGTAGTCTCTTGAGCATCATAATAGCACCTTGTGATCTGTGAAGCATTACAAGATCACTTGTTTGCTCCATAACTGCATGATTCTGTGCTATAAGATAATTTATATAATCACTGAAGCTGTCCCATTGGTCCTTGTTGTTCACTAGGGGCTTGAGTCGGCTGAGTAGCTTGTCGTGTGGGTTGTTGTTGTTCATTTCCTGAAAATCCTTGTTCTTGTGGTAAAGGCACTTGTCCTGTACCTATAGTTGCACCACCTGCTCCTGTTGGGTCTTGTGCGTCTGCTCCTGCAGGAGGTGTTGGTGCTTCAGGGGGCTGTTGAAATTTTTTCATGATCTCTGCTTGCAATGCAGCTTCGTCCATGTTGTTGGTTACTTTGTCTGGGTCTAGGTCTAATGACTTAGCTATCTCTCGTATTACATACTGAAACTTTGCAAACGGTGCAAGTGCTTGATTACTTGCTACCTGCAAGAACTGCATGAGTCTTTGACTACGTACCTCATTAGCCATAAGACTTTCTGTGCCACGAGCTTTTACTTCTAGATCACCTTTTGTATTCTTATCATAATTAAACTGCATATTAAATCTAAACAGCCCTTCACCTAGAGGTCTGAGTAGATAGTCATCTACATTCTTTATAACATTCTTAATGCCACCACTTGCGGCATTCATCAGCATAGATATACCTGATGCAGTTCTGCCTACGCCTGACACACCAGTTTGTCCATGAGAAAAGCTAGGCAGTCCTGTGCTTTCATCTGCAAGCACTCGTGCTTTATCAAACAGTTGCATATTCTCGTTGGCTACATTTGGAAACTTTGTACCAAAGATGGCTTGTCCCATAGCACCCCCTTGCCTTCTAAATATTTTTCCGGGATACACACTTAGGTCTTGTCCGGGAACTAGGTTAGTTTCATCTATCTCTATAAGCAGATTGCCTGACAGTACAGCATTGTCCACAGCCATACGCATAAAACCATTCATTAATGTCTGTGTATCATCCATGTTCTCTGCTATACCAACACCAAAAAAGCTATATGGATTAAGCTCATAAGGTGCTGCCATATAAGGTATCTTTGCAGGTTTAAATGGGTTAAGCACCATTCGTATTACTTTATTATTACATATCCACGCATTTATTTGCACTTCATCAAAGTCATCTAACTCATCAGGAATTTCTATCTGTTGATCTTTTAGCATACTTACATCTGCTGTACCCCAGTATTCTAGTACCTCAAATCGTGCTATTGCATGTTCTGGTGAGTAATCAGATAGATCATCTTCCCAGTATTCTTTATTATAGTTCTCTCCCATAGCTATAGCATCTTCTATAACCTGAGATCTAAAGTGTGGTCTTTTCTTTAATGCACGTAGTTGTGTGCGTGATAGCTTATGTCGTTCTATTACATACTGTGCTTCATCCATATTGTTTGCATCAGGATCAGGAAAGAAGTTCCATACTGACACATGTGAAACTTGTGGTACTGTTTTAAATACAGGAGAATACTCTCCCTCGTCATCCCAGTTTGGGTATTCTTTATCTACAGCAAATGGTCCTTTCATTACACCTGTGCCAAACAAAGCCATTTCAAAGGCTGTGCTTCTTAGATGTTTATTAGCATTAGACTCTTCTAGCTGATCATGTATCTGCTTCTGCATATTTTTTGCAGCAATCATAGCAGGACTAAATGTAACTGCTGTAGGTGTCTTACCCACACCCTCTCTTAAATTATCTACATCATCAAACTTACCCTGCAGTGGTCCTAGCTTTTCCATTAAAGTTTTTTGTGTAGATCCTGCAGGTAAATCTTGACCATCTCCTGAAAAGCCATAAGGACTTTCCATTTCATCTAATCTTCCTCTAATACTTTCAGGTTCTTTGGGATCAAAGCTTACGTCTGATACTACACCCTCTGGTAGAGTTGTAGGTTCTACTGTAAGTGGAAACTTATTGTTAGCAAACAATACATCTATTATCTGACCATAAGCTGCGAGTGTTTTTGTTTTTGTTACTTTAATAAATACTCGTGACTTTTCAGCGTCTGTAAATTGCACGTCAGAACCATATAGACCTCTGTAGTTTCTATAGGCTTTTAACCATCTCCGTTCATCTTGTTCTCTGTAGTCATCAGCTTTTTTGTATCTATCCATAATAAATGGTATGATATTATAACTTTTTGTTTCGTCCTGTCCACCCTCTTCAGCTACATCGTCAATAGCTATAGACGTGTCATCCATCATTATTTCTTCTTCTGCCATATTAATATCCAAATGTTGCGTCTGCTACAGGCATTGAGTTTGTATGCCCACCTGCAGGATCATAGTCAAATATACTAAACCTTGGTCTTGACATTATACCATATCTTAAAGCATCATACAAGTGATCTTCTGAGTTTGTATCTATATCTTCTGGATTCTTTTTATCCAGTGGTATAGCAGGTAATTGCGAGATGATGTTAGTACATGTGCTAAAAAAAACCAAACGTGGCTCTTCTGTAAACTCATCAATTTGTAATCTTCTATGTATTTCATTCTTACCTGATACTCTACTTCCTCGACTTCTGTCAGAAGGTCTAAACCTACAGCCTTTCATAATCATTTGCTCTGCTAGGCTAGGTCCTGTGTCTCCTCGTTTGTGCCAGAGTGAACTATCCAACACTCCATACTTTATATTACCATCTTCTGCTTCTTCATCTAATATCATATCAGCCAAGTCTGTAGCTAATACTTTTGATACATACATCTCTCTATATACTACTAACTGTTCTGATGGGCTAACAGCAAACCATACAACGGCAGAATAACTTCCATACCCATAGTCACATGCCCTAAACTTAATCCAATTGCTAGGTATACGGAAAGGCTCAACCACATGTATGTTGCGATCAAACTCGGTGAAAGCTGCTCCTTCTTTAATATCCCAATCGCCTTCCAATAATTGTCTTCTTTGCTGTTCAGGAAGGGATAGAAGCATTGCTTCATAATCGCCCTGAGTTGAGAGATAAGGGTTATCTGTAAGTCGAGCAGGTATAAACCTACGTTTGAATAGTGCTTGTCCTGCTTTACTGTGTCCTGCAGGATATTTAAGTTCTTCTCCTGTTTCGATGTCAGTGGCGTTAAATGATATATTATACGGTGAAGGGTCAATAAACATTTTCTTTACCCAGTGGTGTCCTCTACCTCCGGGATTTGTTGTAGCTCTCATATACACTGGCAGATCTGGTGATGTAGATCTTAGTCGTGATCTCATGTAGTTCCAAGCAAATGGTGAAGACCACTGTGTAAGTTCATCAAAGCCTATCCAACTAAATGCTAGTCCTTGATATCGTAGAACATCATCATCTCTGTCGAGGTAAGACATCCACAGTCTTGCCCCTGACGGAGCAACCCACTGCATCTTTCGTTCTGACCACTTGATACCCTTCCAGATTTTTGGGTACAGTTCTTGGCTTTTAAATATAAGCTCTCGTAATTCCTCAGTGGTGTGACGCAAGAGTAAGCCACTGAAAGAAGGATGTCCCATATAACGTAAAGGATCAGCCAACATTGCGTAAGACTTGCCACCTCCTGCCGATCCACCATATAAAACTTCTCTTTCACTTGCAGCCAAAAACTCTGTTTGTGGTCCTTCATTTGGTTGAAAGATTATGTTGCGAGTTTCTTCTAACGGTAATAATTCTTCTTCAATCAGAGGTGTCTTGGGCTGTGCTTTCTTTTGCACCTGTTCTTTTTTCTTCGTAGTTCTCTGCTTTCTGGATCGCCTTTTGGGCATAGTCTGCCCATCTGCGTAGGCTTGTAGCCTTGTTCTGTCGTTGTCTTTCATTCTTTAATCTTTTTACCAAACCTACGTGAGATATTGTACGTCCACTATTTTTAGTCAACCAGTTTGCTACTTCTCTATATGAAAACTGTTTTGTATAGTCTCTGGCTTTTTCTAACAGGTCTAGCTCTATAGAAACTGGTAGAAGCATATTGTTATTTTCAGGATCTACCTTATATCCAAACGGTATTGTTCGTGCAATACGTGGTATGGGCATCCACTCGTTCTCACTTTTCAGGTCAGTAGGCTGTGGTAGCTTCCACTTACCCAATGCTCTGTTACGCATTAGCCCTCTTCTGCATTCTTAGGTGGCATTAGCATTACACCACCTGTAGCTTCTACTTGCATCTTTTCTGTTTTAACTAGTCCTGTTCTATCTAGCATCTCTCTAGCTGCAACCATTTTATCTCTTAGTCCTAGTTGAACAGGATCGTCAATACCACTTGCTATAGCCATCGCAGCCTTTGGTGCATTACTAGCCATAAACTCTTGAGTAGCTTCTAGTATTTCTTCTTTCAATGCTTTTACAATCTGTGATGGTGTAGTATGTTCTGCATATCCTGCTAACTTAATAGCTTTGGACATATCACCCCCTGCTTGTGAAAATAATACATCTAAGAACTTTTGTTGTTTTTCTGTAAGTTGTCTAGTCATTGTTACCTGTTAGTTTTTTCCACCAATTTTTTGGTAGGGTACGTTTAGCTTTAAAATTTATTCCCCCACCCTTATCGTCAACATCAATTCTCCAACTCTTTCCATATTTAAAATGAGGGTCTTTTAATCCCCCTTCAAATTTTAAAGTTTTAAAGTTTAGAAAATTATCTTTATAAGAATATTTTTTTCCGTTCTCACTCATGTTAAGAACCCTTTACCCATTTTTTAGATGGAGATTTTGTTTTACTTGGACTCCATTTAACTTTATCTGCCCAGTATGCTGCAGACATTTTACCTTTTGCTATATTTTTAGCATGTCTAGATTTAAATGCTTTTCTTTGCCCTACTGTTTGATTTGTTTTTACCCCTGCTTGTCCAAATCGTATAGTTTTTATTTTATCACCTTCTTTGGCTACAACAATATGTGACTTGCCACTACCGTCTTTTAAACGCTTGGGTTTGTTAAATCCTGCAACACCTGCTCTATCTAATCTTGGATCTTTCATTGGCTCAACTGAAAATGAGGACCATCAATAAATGGGGTACGTGATTGTGATCGTCTTAGGTCTATATAAGCATTCATAGCTTCTTGCATTGTGCCGTCCCATTTGGTTATGTCATCTATATTCCATGCAGCTCCCCAACAAATTTTAGCTCCAGTTTGATTGGCAGCCATCATCATGGCATCAGCAATGTCATCATACATCACGATATCCCAGCTTGGCTCACTGCCATCGTAGGCCATTAAATCGACAGCATGTGAGTATCCATCTTCTTGCACAAGATGTTTAGACTTCAT